TCCCTAAGCGCCACAGACGTGGTCGCAATTAATGGCATAATCGGCGGCCTGACTACAGTAAACCTCACGTCTACAAACATCGCTGCTACAAATGTTACCTCTACGAACGTCAACGCCACAACTGCGATATTTACAAACCTGACGTCTACGAACGCTACAACCACAAACCTAACTGCTACGACAGTGCTAGACGCAGGCACCATAGGTGCAGCGGCTCCCGGTTTCCGTGGTCTACCGCAGAACGCCCAGACCGGCGCTTACACGCTGGCATTGTCTGATGCAGGCAAGCAGATTTCTAACACGACCGGCGGCTGGGTTATTCCGGCTAATGGCTCGGTAGCATTCCCCATCGGCACAGCAATCGCCCTATTCAATAACAGCGGCAGCAGCCAAACTATTTCCATCACGTCAGACACACTGCGTCAGGCAGGGACCGCAAACACAGGGACGCGCACCCTCGCACAATACGGCCTAGCAACATGCGTTAAAGTTGCCTCTACTACATGGGTAATCAGCGGCGCGGGTCTCAGCTAATGACTGGGATTATATGCGCACTGGCTGGAAGCGGCGGGTCGGTATATGTAGGAACCGCAACGGTAACCGTTGGGTTCCTATCCCTCCCTCCTTTTTCTAGCTATGGTAAGGGGGCGGGCCAAGGCAGCATCACACCAACGACATGGGCAAACAGCGGTCTAGATGTTGCTGAACTTAAAGACGTCTATAGCTCGGGCGTGTTTGCATTTTTAACTTTCGAGGTTACTGGGAGCGCACCTAATTCTGGTTGGGAAACAATGACTGTCGGGGGAACCACAATAAACCGCGCTGATGCTTCTTACAGCAACAACGGCACTAGGACGCAGTGGACATGGGGCGGCAGTCCTCTATTCGGCACAACCGTTGGCGACACGAGGTCAATCGTATGGGCATAACAATCTTCTACCCAGCAAACAAAGCTGAATGGTACGCTAAAGGTACGCTTGAGGACGGCACCTACTTCGAAGTGCCTGCTGTGTTTAACCCTGACGGCACTTGCGATACTGCGGCTACAGACGCTAAAGTACAGTTTCTAATCTTTGCCTTGAGTGAAAAAAGCTAATGCCATTCATCAAGCTCCAGTTTAAACCCGGTGTGAACCGCGACCAGACCAACTACTCGAACGAGGGTGGCTGGTTTGAGTGCGACAAGATTAGGTTCCGTTCTGGCTACCCTGAGAAGCTTGGCGGCTGGCAGCGTTCTGCCCCTAGTGACTTCGTCGGCTACTGCCGTCAGATGTTGAACTGGATTACGACATACAGCGATGACATGCTCGCCATGGGCACTAACGCCAAAGTCTATATCGAAATTGCTGGTAACTTCTACGACATCACACCACTACGTGATACCGACCCAGTGCTTTCTACCCCCGATACGGACAACTGCATAAACACGACTAACGCTACTACAACCATAACCGTCAACCTTGGAGCCACTGCACACGGCGCGCAGACTGGCGACTATGTAATTATTGCAGGTGTTACCGGCTCAGGTAGTCCATCCGCTATTGGCGGCATACCCATCACCGAGATTAATGGTACCTACGAGATAACCCGCGTAGATAACTTCATCTTCACCTACGAAGTTAGCACGGCTGCTACGTCAACTGTTTCTGCCGCAGGCGGCACTGCTATAGACCTATCTTTTCAGATTAGTCCCGGTAACGCAATAACAGTCGGCGGCTATGGGTGGAACGTCGGTACATGGGGTCGCGGTGATTGGGGTACGGGTACCATTACTCCTGTGTTCTTGCCACAGCGCGACTGGTGGTTTGATAACTTTGACAACGACCTCGTTATGAATATCCGTAACGGCGAAGGTTACTGGTGGGTACGCGGCACACAGGAAGACCCCGGCTCGGCGCTAGACACGCCAGCTATCCGCCTTGCGGATTATGCTGATAACGAAGGGTTCGACCCTAATGCTGTGCCTGCACAGATTATGCAGTTGCTGGTATCACAACAAGACCGCCACTTAATTGCCTTTGGCGCGGTGCCGTTTGGCTCTACGAATATAGCGGACTTCGACCCGCTGCTTATCCGCTGGGCTGACCAAGATACGCCGGGTGACTGGACTCCTACACAGACTAACACCGCAGGTGACCTCCGTGTTTCACGTGGCTCGCGTATCGTACGGGCACTGCCTACTCGGCAGGAAATCTTGGTCTGGACTGACACTCACCTTTTCACCCTGCAGTTTCTCGGCACCTCAGACGTGTTCGGACTTCAGGAGTATGCCGATAACATATCAGTTATGTCGCCTCGCGCCATGGCATCCGCTGCCAACATTACGTACTGGATGGGGCAAGACAAGTTCTATGCCTACACAGGTCGCGTCGAGACACTGCCATGTTCACTGCGTAACCACGTGTTCAACAACTTCAACATCAACCAAGCAGACCAAGTGGTGTGCGGTACTAACGAGCGTTGGAACGAGATATGGTGGTTCTACCCAACTGAGCAGAGCGACTATAACGATGCCTATGTTGTCTATAACCACCTTGAGCGCATCTGGTATTACGGCACTATAGACCGCACTGCGTGGCTCGACACCGCACTGCGGAACTACCCGCAAGCTACCAACACTCCGGGCGGCACAAACGCAGGAGCCCTATACATCCATGAGTTTGGCGTTAACGACGACGCATTGCCTATGGACAGCTATATCCAATCGTCGGACTTCGACCTCGAGGACGGCGACCAGTTCATGCTAACTCGGCGCATATTGCCTGATATTAGCTTCAGCGGTTCGGTAGGTGATAACCCAGAAGTCACGCTACAAATCCGCCCACGGAACTTTCCGGGGTCTAGCTTCTCTGGTGACGCCGCAGATACACAACGCGTAATAGAAACGTCGGTAAACCAGTATACAGACCAGATATTTGTCCGTGCCCGTGCACGTCAGATGGCGCTTAAAATCCAGTCGGATACTCTCGGTGTTAACTGGCAGCTTGGCGCACCGCGCTTGGACGCTCGCCCAGATGGTAAACGCTAATGGCACTTGACAAGTTCCGCGCTGCGCCCCTGCCTAACCCACCGTCACAGTACGACCCGCAGTATATGCGGCAGGTTATTCGCGTACTGGAGAACTACTTCTCACAGCTAGACTCGCGTGCAGGCAATAACGCTGAGACGTACACAGCTGACTATTTTTACGGGAACGGCACCGGCATCTATGTGCCATACAATCAGTTCTATAGTATGGTTGACCAGACGATACCAGCTATTGACCAGTCAGTTGCAGTTAAGTTGGATGAGACCACCTTCGCAAATGGTATCTCTATTACAGGCGTAAACGAGACGCGGATTACCTTCAGTGTGGGGGGCATCTATACGTTGGTGTTCAGTCTAGCATTTAAAAACACAACGAACGACAACCAAGAGATAGACGTCTGGTTCCGGTATAACGGTGTTGATGTTGCAGACTCTAACAGCCGCTTCACGATAGCACCGCGCAAATCAACAGGAACTCCTTCGTACCTAATTGCCACAGCAGCTTTCACGGGTTTAGCTGCGGGCACCGGCGACTATGTCGAGATTATGTGGGCATCAACCAGCACCAGTGTGGTGATGGAGCATCTTCCAGCGGTATCTTATTCAGCAGGTGTAACGCCCGCAATACCAGCCACTCCGTCTGCAATCGTGCAGGCTAACTTCGTATCAAAGGCTGTGTAAGAATGGTGTTTAGTTTTGAGCAGTTTGCCGCTATAAGTGCATATACAAGGTAGGGAATACGGGATAATGGACTACAACGCAGCTTCACCTATGGGTAACACCCCACAGCTAGGCACCCCTGTACCCGGCACTACGGGCGGTCTTCCTATGCAAAGCGGTATCAACGTAACCCAGAACCCGATGGCGCAGCAGCTTCAGTCGCAAGGTCGCGGCGAAGACTCCATGCTTGTCCACATGACACCCGACGAGGTTAACAGCCTTCAAGGTCTAGCTCTGGCATCAGGCGGCTCACTTACAATTAACCCAGAAACAGGTCTCCCCGAAGCTGGCTGGCTTGGCAAACTACTCCCAACTATTCTTGGCGCAGCCCTAGCGGCTACTGGCGTCGGTGCTCCACTTGCTGCTGGTATCGTAGGCGCAGGTCAGTTCGCACGTACTGGCAGTTTGAAGAAAGGTTTGATGGCTGGCCTTGGTGCCTTCGGTGGTGCTGGTATGGCGGGTATGGCTGGTGTTGGTGGTAAGCTCGCAGGTGGTAATGCCTTCGGCCTGCTCAGCGACAAAGCTGGTATGTTCGGTGCCAATATGGGTCTTGGTGCCGCAGTCCCACAGGGGATTGCTAGCGGTGTGGCTAACACTGCCCCCACTCTAAGTACGACAGCCCCCTCCGCAGCAACTACAGGCGGAGTGCAAACAGTCACGGGCGCAGTGGTGGACCCTACGCTATCTATTAACGCCCTTGGGCCGATTAATCCCGCCGCTGCTACCGCATTACCCGGTGGCGGCGCACAGTTCACAGGCGGCTTAGGTTCGCGCTTCGGCCAAGCGGTCCGTACTGGTCTACCCGCTGGCACTCCCGGTATGATTTCTAGGGCTGCACCTATGATGGCGGGTATGGGCGTTGTAAATAACGTATCCAGTGCAATGACCCCTTCGATGGGTGGCATGGGTGGCGACGGTGTAGTAGATAACTCTTACACTGGTCCGTATACCGCGCAGCGGCGCACAGCTACTTTTGCACCATCTACCGATGAACTTCTTAGCTCGTCTAAAGAGCGGCGCTACTTCGATGTAGACATGCCTGAAGTCTATAACACTTCGGGGCAGGTCGTGCG